CATTTACAGGATCAACACTCTCTTTAGCATAGCTGTTCTTTTGTGCAGGAATTTTAGCAATTTGACCTTTGCGTGTAAGGCTAAGAGCTTTACCACGAATACTTGCAACTGTTTTGTTGAGTGCAGCAGCAATATCTTCAATATATGCACCACGCTCTGCCATTTGAATAAATTTAGCTTCTTCACTGTCAGTATAAGTACGAGCAATTTCTACTTTTTCTGCAGGCTTTACGCTACCAGTAAGCTCAAGTGCTAGTAATTTACCTTGAATTTGTTTAGCAGTAAATTTGCCATTCATAAACTGCTCAGCAATTTGCTTATAGGTAAATTGTCCACTGTTATTAACAACAAACTCAGCAAGTTCAGCACCCTCATCTTCTGTAAAGGCACTAGTTTTTTCCTTAGCCATGCTAGCTACTTCTACATCAAGTTGACGCAATTTGCTAGCTACACTACGAGGAGTAAATTCTTCACCAAGCTGTTCAGCTGCATACTCTACAGTATCAGGACTAACAGGACGTTGTGTTCCAATAAGACCCATAAGTTGGTTAACTGTAGCATCAGACCATTTTTTTGTTTTTTCAGTCATTATTTAGTTCTCTTAAAAAGTTATCTAAGTTTGTAATAATTTTAATGCCGAGTTCATCGGCTTTTTTACGTTTTGTACTACTTTTATCACCCTCATCAACTAAATAGTCCGTAGTTTTTGTTACAGATTCAGTTATGCTAAATCCATAGTCTGTTAATTTTTTATATGCTTCGGCTTTTGTTTTAAAGGACGATAATTTGCCTGTAATACACACAGTTTTACTATTAGTATTTACTACAGGCATTTCACTATGAAATGAAAAAGGTAAAAATTCTTTCATTTCTGGAAATTCAGTTTCTAGCCAGCTTAAGAGATTTTGAGTTACTTTGTCTCCTAGTCCAGCTTGCTTACAGGTTTCCAAATTGATTTCATCAATATGCTTAACTATTGTAGATATTTTTTTACTAGCTGTATTACCTACTAGTGGTATACTCATGCTAGCTAGGATTTGACTTAATGTAGCACTACGACTACTATCAATTTCTGCTATAAGTTTTTCTGCAATTTTTTTACTGTTTAATTTTTCTGCAACATCGTCTAAGTCTAAATAATATAACTCTGTTATATCTGCTAGGTTTAGCTTTTCAATAGTTTTTGCACCCATGCCTTTAATCTGCATAGTTTTACAAAAATGTTCTACACGTTTACTAAGTTGAGCACTGCAAGCCTGATTTCTACAAAATAATTGATCGTTTACTAATTCTAGTTTATAGTTGCAACAAGGACAATGTGTAGGTATTTCTATTTTCATAGTTTATTATTTAACTTAAGATAATATTATACAGTATTAACTATTTTTTTACAAGCCAAAATTTTTACTACCCTAAACTGGATAAATTTAAGCATCTACTTTGTGTAGTATGCAAGGTATAATTTCACCACTGCGTACAACTGCTACACGATCTCCTAGTTTTAGATCTAGTGCTTCAATAAAACCTGGATTATTTAAGGTTGCGCGACTTACTAGTGCATCACCAATATATACTGGTTCTAGAATTGCTACTGGTGTTACTTTACCTGTTTTACCTACTTGCCATTCAACTGACACTAGTTGAGTTTCTACGTGTTGTGCACGCTGCTTTAGTGCATATGCCCCACGAGGATGTTTACTAGTATAACCTAATTGTTCAAATCTATGATTATCTACTACTCGTACTACTAATCCATCTGTGGGATAAATTTTATCTAAGTCGGGTTCTATAACAGTATTAAATCCACAATCTTTTAGCCAAGTCATATCATCTATCCAGCTATTATAAAGTCTAGGACTTATTTGATATGCAAAAAATTGTATGGCACGAGTACGAAATTCTGCTAAATCTTTTAGATTAAGAGAACCTGCTGCATAATTACGAGCATTTTCTATATGTTTTGGTGCTACAATTTCGCCTGTAATTTGTAGTTTTTGATTACTATTTATTTTTAGTGGAACTAGATTACCAAATTCGTACATTTTATCAGTAATCAATTGGCCTTCAACACCATCACCACGAGTAATCGCCATAGCTAAGTTGCCGTGTAGATATAACAAGCTAATAGCAGCTCCATCTAATTTAATACTACTAGTAACCTCTTCATCTTTAAGCGGATTTTCACGAGCTTCATCTTCATACCACTTTTGTAGGCTATACATTTGATAGGCATGTTTAGCCTTGTGGCTGTGTACTTGTGCACCCACCTTATTATAACCACAGCTATCTGCTAAAATATCAAATGCTAAATCAGATAAAATTGGATTACCTGCATAGTATGCTTCGCTAGCTTTATCTAAAAATTTGTGTAATTTATTCATAAATTATATTATAGCAGTTTATAGTATTATCTAAAAATTTGTGTAATTTATTCATAAATTATATTATAGCAGTTTATAGTAGAGATTTCAAGTTATTTTTTACTTATGTTATCATAGAAAAATTTTATTACTTCTTGGCCTTCAGCCTTGCTGCAAATATCTAGTAAACTATAAAGTAATTGATAAATATTTTCTATACTAGCAGGGATACTTATACCTTCGCGACTAGCCTGCCATTCGCCTTCATAGGTTAAAAAGTATTTTCTAATGTGCAAATAGGTAACTTCTTTAAAGTCACTTACTACTAGTCGAACTTGAAAACCTTTTTCTACATTTTCTTCTATTAGTCGTTCGTACAATATATTACTGGTCATACCATAACACCAATTTTTCTTAAGTGTTCTAGGCTAGCAAGCTCATAGGCTGGTTGCCAACACCACTGCAACCAACGCTCGCTTAATAGCCATAGTGAGTACACATACCCATGTTTAGGGTCTAACTTTTCACTTTTAATTTTAGCCATACTGTCGTAGCGAGCACTATAAACTATTTCTCCAGATTGAAATCTATCACGTACAGCTTCATCTGGTATGAGTTGTGGTGTAAAATAATTATGACCTGGTTGACGAATTGGTACACTATTATCTATTAGAACTTGTTTGATAAGATGTGAACCACGATAAGTCATTTTACTAATACTTTCAACAGTTGCGCCACTTAAGTATTCTTGAATAATATTAATACGTTCACTGTCAGTTAGTGGTTTACCACGTAATTTTGCTTTTTGTTCAGCTATACGTTGCTGTTTTTGCTTAAATTCTTCAATAATGCTAGCAAGCCTAGTTGTATTGTAGGCCATACCCAATATTTGACAAGCGTCTTTTTTAGTAATAGGCTTACCATCCTGTGGTTCTAGTAGACGAATAACTTTTGTAATATTTGCATCTGTCATTTTTTCTAGTTCAAGATCAGTTTTACGACGCTTTGCCATCAATTTCTCCAATAATAAAAGGCGGCACTAGGCCGCCACTATTAAGCTGCTTTTAATACTTGAGTAAAGTAGACTGCTGCTTTACCAGTCAATTTGCTAAGAATGTCATCATCAATAGGCCCACCCTTTGCTGTAATTGCTGCCTTGAGTTCAGCAATGCTAGTTTCTTTTGAGACTCGCTTACTACCGCTTTCTGTCGCAGTTTTAGTTGTCTTAGCTGAACCGGTACTGGGGTCTTTTTTAACATATACGCCAGCCTGTACGAGCACCATGCGTACGCCATTAGGTGACATTTCAATTTCTTCTGCGATGTCTTTGCAGATTTCAGTTGAACTTTCAGGTGTTGGACCTGCTTGTTCATACATTTCAATAACTTTAGCTTTGAGTTCATCTGTCCACGCTGTTTGAGTTGCCATGTTTTTCCTTTAATGTAAATTTATATTATTTATTGGGTTTAGGGTTTTTAAGAGATCTTGTTCTAGTAATTTATTATACATAGCTTCATTACTAGCTACAATAATATATAATAAATCTGAAGGTACTAAACTGTCTGGCAATTGATGTAATTGTTTTTCGTTTTCTATACATAGTTGCTCTAGTTTAAATCTGAATTGCATACAGTTTTTTACTGTTTCATGGAGTTGAATACTGTCCCATATTCTAAATGGTTTAGACATATTCTACTTGAACATTTGTCATAGCTTCTGGCTTAAATCGCCTGTAGTTATGTTTAAGATCAAAATCAACAAGAAGTTGCATAGTTTCTTCATGTTGACGACGACGTAATTCTCCCATTGTTTGGGAAAATTTAGCAAAACTATCACTATCAAGCTCACTAACGTCCCAGCCTTCTACAAACTTGTTGGGAGTTACAAGTTCAATAACAGCACGTTTGCTAACCGAACCATCTTGTTTAGTATAAGTAAATTCAAGTAGTTTCACTGTTTGTTTTTCCTTGTTGACTAAAATAATATTATATATGATAAAACATATATAATCAATAAAAAATTTTTAGTCTTGTTTTAAGATTTCATTACGTAATGCTTCATAAAATAGTTTGCTGTGTTGATTGCTAAAAAGTGCTACAAAAATTGTAGGAGCAATAAATGTACTAATAATAATATATACTAGTGAGCTTAATACAGGACTTCTAGTAAAACTATTAATTATGCCTTGTTGTTTAGCTTCTCTAACGGCTGGCATATAATAAAATAACCAAGCACATATACTAGTTGCTAGTGCAAAAACTAAGTATATGATTAACCAATCCATGTAGGTCTACCCTTACCATCATGTGCTCTAGTACCAATACTAAAACTAACACGACTAGTTTGATTGACCTTGATGAGACCAGTTGACTTATTATAACCACTTAGTGCTTCTTGCTGAATCTTGTGATTACTATTAAACATATCCATATTAACCTTTCCGGCAAACTCTTTAAATAGTTTTGCCACTCTAATATTGCCGCTAGTCCAAACAGGAGTTTTAGGAGTTTTACGGCGATATTTAATTGATGATAGTGCTTGTCTTGCACAACTATCATTAGTATGAGTTTTTAAATGACGATTTAGTTTTCGTTTACGATTTGTTTCCCATACCTTATTACTTTGATACCTAGACCAATAATTTTGGTCACTTTTACTACTGGTTTTGCCCTTTGCCATCTATACCTCAATATAGTTGATATATGCACTCCAATTATCCCAAACCCAGTCCTGTACTTCTTCAGGCATTGACCAAGTAAGATTTTCTGTTTCAGGATCATCTAAAAAGTATAACATAGCTTCTATTTCATCTTTAGCATAAACAATTTCTAGCTGAATACCATCACTACTAATATCTTCTTGATAAGCAATAACAAATTTTCTATCTTGTGTTTCCATAGGTTTTCCTTTACTAAAGAATATATATTATATCAATTTACAAACAACTTGTCAACAAAATATTTTTACAACAAAAAAACCCAGCTTAAGCTGGGTCTAGTCTTTTTTGATGATCTTGAAATTTATTTCCATAAACATCTTCACCATTAAAATATCTCCTACCATTCCCATGTGGTTTTTTATAGTCTTGCAGTTGTCTTTCAATACCAAAATCATGGGCACATTTTTGTTCTATTTCTATTTCTTGATTAGTAAAGATTTTATGTGCATCTTTTAATTTATATTTATCTATAAAATGTCTTGGATAGGGTAAAAAGTATCCTATGCAATCACCTTTAGATATTTGTATTGAGTGATGTGGTCTAGTTATTTTTAAATTAAAAGTAAAGTCTCTTCGCAAATTATCAGTTTCTACTACTGCAGACATATGTGTTATCCCATCAATAAAAATATTTGGCGGATTACAAATAAGTGTATTTATATTTGGTGGAGTTCTTATACTAAAGCCGATTTGTATTGTTATAGTTCCGATTCCAAAATGGCTATTTATATCCTGCAATCCTTTTAATTCTTGTAATATTTTTTTAGATTCTGTTGAATATTCTACTTTTGTAGAATCTGGATAAGATTCTCCATTCCAATAAACAGTAAAATCATATAGACTCTTTACTAAAAATCCATATTGATTAGCTATTGTTAATGGTAAACAAAAATAAGCATGTTTAACAAACCAATCTCTTTTTAGTTCGCCTTTTAGTGGAAACAATATATCGTTATATCGGTCTTTAAAAAGATCAAATGTAGGTATTAAAGCAATTGTATTAGGTGGTACTGTTATCATATTTAAAAAAACTAGTTAGAGTATATCTTGTATTTCCAATAACAGGTTTAACACCATGTAAATATTTTAGTGTTCCTGGATGTATAGCCAATAGTCCTGGCTCTGGTTTTACCACAATATCTAAATTAGGATAATACAACTCTCCGCCTTCAAAATCACTATTTAAATAAATAATTGCACCGTACTTTCTCCACCAATAAATATGTTTACTGCCATTTGGCTCTTCTGCGTCAGCATGTGGCATTAGTTCATATCTAGGATCAGGCGGCCATCTTGTAATATGTAATATTTCTGGTATTAAATTTGGTTTTTCTTTTAATAGAAAAATACTTTTATAAAAACTATTATAGAGAATATCTTGAATATTTTTTGGCATAAGCCTATAGTCAAGGCTTCTGCCTGCCCAAAAATTTCCAGGCACTAATTTACCAAATAAACTTTCAATAGATTTAGTCCAGTTAAGTACTGTATCTACTTCTTGTTGTGTTATAAAGTTTTTTATTAATAGTGGATACATAGTATATTTGGTGCCCCCTCGTGGAGTTGAACCACGTACCAACGGATTATGAGTCCGCTGCTCTAACCAAGCATGAGCTAAGGGGGCATGGAGCGGAAAACGAGTCTCGAACTCGCGACCTTAACTTTGGCAAAGTTACGCTCTACCAACTGAGCTATTCCCGCACTTTTATCAATTCTACTTTTAAGAACTTATACTGATCTAAATACCAACGTAAAAAATACTGTGATTTTCTACTAAGATCAATGTAGTCTAGTCCTTCCACTGATCTACATCATCAGCATCATCAGCATCATCTTCGTGTTTTGCACTAGTAATTACTAGATCAACATTTGTATGATTATCTAATTCATCAATTATTTCAGCTAATTTTTTTAGTAGATTAGTATGATCGTAGTAATCTTGGTTATCACAAGTAAAGCTAATTTCTAAGTTATGTGTAGTTAGTTGTAGGTGCATAATAATTTCCATATGTTAGCGGCGGTTGATTGGTTAATAAGGCCAACCGCCAAAACCCCACTTAGCTTATGCAGCTAAGGCGTAAACCTCATCATTTGCGTTTACTTTAGTTTGCTAGAATTACGCTCTTCGCCTAGCGAGTTGTCCACTTTAGTACTCTTCACCATGTCGAATCTAAGTCGGGCCCATCAATAAATGTTCTAGCCTATGGCAATTTGGACATAGTAGTATACATTTATTAAGTTCTGGAATAATAGTAGAGATAAAAGTTTCTAATGAAGCCGATCTCCTG